CCTACGCATGCCTGTCCCAACTGTGGGCACTTGGTCTTTAAGATCAAGGCGATGTTTGAGGACAGCGATATCTCACTATGGTTTACAGACGGTGAGTGCGATGACTGCGGGACTCTTCTAACCGTTCCTACCCCTGTAGATGGACAAGAGTTCAATGGCCTTTAGAGGAACGCTCAAGCCCTATCAGGTAGACGATGTAGCCCGTATGGTTGCATCTAAACGGATGCTTGTAGCATACGAGATGGGCACGGGTAAAACCGTTATGACCATTGCAGCCTTAGAGGAACTAAAGGAATTAGGTACCCTTACTAAACCAATCCTCATCATTGCTTTAGCAAGTCTTAAATACCAATGGCAGAAAGAGATACACAAATTTTCCAGTGGCATTGGGTTTGTTGTTGATGGTAATAGAAAACAAAGAGAAAAAGTTTGGTATGACATTGAAGAACCCAATTACATTATCTGTAACTATGAATCAATAGTTAATGATTGGGACCTAGTAACTTCCATTGATTGGGGTGCTGTGGTGTGTGATGAAGCCACTGCTATTAAAGGGTTCCGTTCTCAACGGTCCAAGAAAGTCAAGCAACTCTCAAAGAATATCGATGTTAGGTTTGCGCTTACTGGAACACCAATCGAGAACGGACGCCCAGAAGAAGTCTATAGCATTATGCAATTCGTTGATCCCAATTTGCTTGGTAGGTTTGATTTATTTGATCAAACGTTTATAGTGCGAAATCACTTCGGTGGTGTACAGCGCTATAGAAACCTACATTTGTTCAATGAGAAGATGAAAGTTGCATCAGTACGCAAGACACAGGCTGATCCAGATGTTGCACCATTTATGCCTGATGAAATTCATCGTGATCCAATCCTTATTAATTTTGATAAAGATAATAAGAGTTTGTACAGACACATTGCAGAAGAATTATCGCAGGAGTTAATAGAGGCACAGCAATTACTCGGTGCAGGATTTTCATTGATGGCACATTATGGCAATGAAAATAAACAGAGTGGACCAGCAGATGCTATGCGTGGGTCTATCATGTCTAAGATCACCGCCCTAAGAATGCTGTGCGATCATCCCTCCCTTCTAGAAGAAAGCGCAAAGAAGTTTGAGGAGGGAGATGGCGGAAGCGCCTACGCCCATAGCCTGCGTGAAAGGGACCTCATATCCTCTGTTAAATCCACCAAGTTAGAAGCCTTAAAGAACTATGTAAACGACCACCTAGATACTGATCCAGAGGCTAAAGTAGTCATCTTTACCTCATGGGTAGGCATGCTATCTAAACTCCAGTCCATTGTCGGAGGTACTCTCTACACTGGGAATATGAACGCCAAGGAAAAAGAAGCCAGTAAAGAAAAGTTTCTTACTGATCCAGAATGTCGTGTCTTCATATCCTCTGATGCAGGGGGTTATGGTGTAGATTTGCCTAACGCGAACTTGCTTATTAACTACGACCTACCATGGAGTGCAGGGCTGTCTGTTCAGAGAAACGGACGAATAAAGCGTGCATCTAGTCGTTGGCCTACAGTTATTATCCAGGACATACTGATGGCATCATCCATCGAGGAGAGACAGCATGATATGCTGGCGCAAAAGAACGCTGTAGCAGATGCGATCTTAGATGGAGCAGGTATCAATTCCAAAGGTGGAGTTGACTTAACCGTGGGAAGTCTTATAAACTTCCTTTCACGCAATAGACCATAGGGGGAACATATGGCACAGGTAGCAAAAGCAGAACCACGTAATGTAGATGAAGATGACTTCTTAGCACAGGCAAAAGAGTATGTGTTTATCAAGAAACAACTGGACTACTTTGAAGCAAAACAAAAAGAATTTAAAGAGAAGATCTTTGCCCGCCTAGATGCTGTTGGAGAGGCTGATAGTGAGGGGCACATTACCCTTGAGTTTGGGGATGCTATTGACGGAGTAACTTCTTTCAAGAAGCAACGCCGAGTAGGGCGTAAGATCAACCAAGAACGTGCGGAAGAGATCATTAAAGAGAAGGGTCTTGAGAAAGAACTCTGCAAGACTGTTCAAGTGATTGATGAGGATGCCCTTGCCGCTGCAATGTACAGCGATCTCCTAACCGAACTAGAAGTTGACGAGATGTATCCAGAGGTTATAACATGGGCACTCGTAATGAGTAAGAAGAAGTAATGCCTGGTCTTCGCGGAGATGATGAGATCCTCCAATCGTTTGCTGATCTTGAGTACCTACCTGGTTCCAAGAAGAGTAAGCGCCGCGAACCAGACCCCAAGATGTCTCGCCGTAAACGCGGAGAGAGCAATGGGTGGGACGCAACTCCCATCCTTAAAGTACTAAATGGAGTAGAGACAGAGGTTTTCACTATCGGTGCACTTGCTGTAGCGTTAGAGAAGACGATTGTTACTATCCGTTTATGGGAACGAAAGGGTTACATACCTCGCGCACCATACAGACTGCGGTCTAAAGTCCTTAAAGGACAAAAGACAGGCGGTAACCGTGTGTACACAAGAGAACTGATTGAGTCTGCTGTTGAAGAATTTGCAGCACGTGGACTTTTAGGTTCTGCTCGTGTAGAGTGGGGCATGTACGAAGACCTAACAGAGGCCTTGTTAAGGCGCTGGAGGGAAGCCACATCCACCGAGAGCCAGAAGTAAGCAACGTCTAAGACAACCGCTTATTCCGTGCCTCATTACAGAAAAGACAACCATGGCAATAGCACAACCTCAGTCCGCATCATATGCGGCTACAGTAGATGACGTCTCAGAAGAGACGGCACCAAAGTCTCATAACAAAGTCCAAGGTGGATGGGATGCATTAGATGCTCTCATGAAGCCTGTTACTACCGAATACCCCACTGACTTCAAGTTCAGTGAAGAAGCAATTCTCGTTAAATTCCTCGAAGATGGCCCATTTGCCGTCTACGAATCACATTGGATCGATGGAGCCAAGGGACGTAAGTCTTTTGTATGCCTCGGTGACAACTGTCCTCTATGCGATGTACTGGGCGATAAGCCTCGTGGTAAGTTTGCATGGAATGTGTACGTACTCAGCGGTGAAAACCAGGGCGTACAAGTACTTACAGTTCCTCCTGTCTTCGCACGTAAGATTGCGACAGAGAACAAGGATGAACGCAAGGGACCTCTCGTTAGAGAGTTCTGGGAAATTTCTCGTACAGGTATGGGACCAACGACTAATTACAGCCTCAATTATGTTCGTGGTCGTGACCTTATCGAGGAGTGGAAGTTGGACCTCAATGAGGTCAATGCAATGATTGAGGCATCAGTGCCTTACACAGTAGACCAAGTAGTTCGTGAGACCCCTCGCTCCGACATGCTTGAAGTCGCTCGTTCTGTTGCATAACTTCTACTAACTAAGTAGCGGGGCTATATTTGGACTATAGCCCCCTACACCAATAATCGGGGGATTAAATGAACGTAATTACAACACAGCAACAACTAGAAGATCTTGTAGAGTATTACTCCAAGGTCGATGCCTTTGCGTTTGACGTGGAAACCGTTGGTGAAAATAGAATCCAACCAGTAGTAAATGACGTACTGTGGATTTCCCTAGCAACAGAGGGACGCGTAGATGTAATTCCTATGGGTCATCCTAATGGTGAGTTTATTAGTTGGGATAAAGATATCCTAAAGGGTGGGCTTGCTAAATTAGCCAAGGGAAAGGCTGTAACAGACGCTGACTACTCAAAGAATGCAGCAAATTGGCGCCCAGTATTTGGTCCACCGCCTGTGCAACTCCTTCCAGGAGACGTATTCAAGGCTCTAAAACCACTCTTCTTTAGTGACAAGTTAAAGATAGGTCACAATGTTAAGTTTGATTTAAAATCAATCGCTAAGTATTACCGTGGTGTAGTTCCTAGTAAACCTTTCTTTGATACCTTGATGGCATCTTTTCTTATCGACAATCGTAACCGACTAGGTTTAGGACTTGCCGATTGCTCTAAGCGTGAGTTGGGGATCATTGTTGAGAAGGGTGTCGGAGCAAAGGTAGAAGTGCATGCCTTTGATGTCGTAGCAAAGTACTCAGGAATTGATGCTGAGGTTACGTGGAAGTTGTATCAAGCACTGGCCCCACGTCTTGAGGGTAACTTACTTAGTGTATGGAACTTAGAGATGGATGTAGTAGGTGCTCTATGTGACATGGAACTTGCGGGTGCAACTCTCAATGTTGCTGAACTAACTAGCCTCAAGAAGCGAATAGATAAAGACTTAGATGAAGCAAAGGCAAAGGCTTGGGCTATCACAGGCGAGGCCTTCTCCCTTAACTCCATCCCAGAAAAGCAGAAGTGGTTATTTGGACCCAAGGAAAATGGGGGTAGGGGAATCAAGCCTAACCTCAAGTTGAAGATAGCCTTAACTCCTAAAGGTCAAGATCTTTTGTACTCAGATCCTACGAAGATCACCATCAACAATTACTCCGTGTCATCTGATGCGTTGGAATTCTTTCGTGGTAAAGATCCCCTGGTAGATGCGATCCTTACATATCAAGATCTAAATAAACTTATGACTACATACGTGATGCCATACCTAGGAGGAGAGGTAACTCGTACTACCGCAGGTAAAGCAAAGATCATTGATAAGAAAAGCCTTCTGGTTAATGGGAAGGTACACACCAATTTCAAGGCACACGGTGCTGAGACTGGTCGGTTCTCTTCATCAGAGCCTAACTTGCAGAACATTCCCAGTGGTGGAGACTACGGTAAGTTGATTCGTAATCTCTTTATTGCTCCTCCAGGATATAAGTTGGTTGTGGCAGACTACTCGCAGATCGAGCCACGAATTATTGCCGCCTTATCAAATGACCCCATTATGATGAAGAACTACCTAGAAGGTGGAGATATTTACACCACGATAGGTGACACCATGGGGGTAAATCGTAAGGCTGGTAAGGTACTAGTACTTTCTATAGCCTATGGAGT